AGCAGTAAAACAGGCTGTAGAAAATAATCCTGTTCTTAAGAAGATGCAAGAGGAGCAAGCTAAACAGGCTCAGCTCGTAGCACTGCAGACAATTGAGAAGGCACATCCTGATTTTGTAAGCGTAGCACAGAGTGATGATTTCCAGCAATGGGTAACATCTTCTAAGATACGTACAAGGTTATACGAACAAGCGTCAGACTACGATGTAGATTCAGCGTTAGAGTTACTAGATACTTACAAGTCTCTACGTAATATCAAACAACAACAGCAAGAAACAGTTAAAGCTGCTGATGAATCTCTTAAGAAAGTAGATGCTGAAACTAGAAGTAAAAACCTTAAAACTGCTGCAGTACAACAAGGTGGTACAGGGGAGTCAACAAGACCTGTTTATCGTCGTGCAGATCTTATTCGCTTAAGAATGCAAGACCCAAACCGATACGAAAGCATGGCAGAAGAAATTCTACAAGCTTACGCAGAAGGTCGGGTACGTTAATTTAATTTAATTTTAGGAGATTTAAAATGGCAGCAGTCGCATACCCAGGTGGATCAACATCCATCGTTAACAAAACCGCAGCAGATAAATTCATTCCAGAGATTTGGTCTGATGAAGTAATCGCTGCATATCAGAAGAACCTAGTATTGGCAAACCTCGTCAACAAAATGACGATGCGTGGCAAGAAGGGTGATACTCTTCATATTCCTAAACCAACTCGTGGTGTAGCAACTGCTAAAGCTGCTAACACAACAGTTACCATCCAAGCTGACACCGAGACCGAAGTATTAGTTTCGATTGACCAGCACTTCGAGTACTCACGTTTCATCGAAGACATCGTTGAAGTTCAGGCTTTGGCATCACTCCGTCGCTTCTACACAGAAGACGCTGGCTATGCTTTGGCTAAAAAAGTTGACGACACATTGTTCCAATTAGGTAAGTCCTTTGGTAACGGTGACGCTTCTGACTGGACACACAGCACCAGCTATTACATCGACACTTCTACTGGTCTCACAGCTTACGCTGAAGACACTGTAGTTGCTGCTGACGTATTCACTGACGCTGGCTTCCGTGCCTTGATCAAACTCATGGACGATGCTGATACCCCAATGGATGGTCGTTTCTTCGCAGTTCCTCCATCACTTCGTGCAGCTATCATGGGTATTGATCGTTATAATAGCTCTGATTTCGTTGATGGTCGTGGTGTAAACAACGGTCAGATCGGTCAGCTCTATGGTATCGATATATATGTAACAAGCAATGCTCCAATCATTGAAACTGATGCTAACAACAGCGTTGGTGGCGATGTTAAAGCAGCTATCTTGGCTCATAAAGATACAATGGTTCTTGCTGAGCAAATGTCTGTTCGTTCACAGACTCAGTACAAACAAGAGTATTTATCTACTCTGTACACTGCTGACACCCTCTACGGTGTTAAAGTAGTACGTCCTGAGACTGGCTTTGTATTAGCTGTTAACGGCTAATAGTAGTTCCTAAGACTCTCCAGCTTCGGCTGGGGAGTTTTCTTTAAGTGCATTCGATGAGTGTATTTAAACAAATATAGGAGATAAATTTTGGCTATTTATCGTGGTGCAGGTGGAGCAGGTGACGCTGTAGGAGACGCTTCTAGTGAAGTCTTATTAGCACTGCAAGCTAAAGATGCTGCTATTGCTGCAGAAGTAGCTGCTGAGACAGCTCAAGCTGCTGCACAGACTTCAGCAACAAACGCTGCTACATCTGCAACTAATGCAAGTAACAGTGCATCTACTGCAAGCACTCAAGCAAGTAACGCTGCAAGTTCAGCAAGTGCAGCTTCAACATCTGCAAGTAACGCTTCTACATCCGCTACAAACGCTTCTAACTCAGCATCTTCTGCGTCTACTTCAGCCACTAACGCTAGTAACTCTGCTTCTGCAGCAAGCACCTCAGCAACTAACGCAAGTAATTCAGCTTCTGCTGCTTCTACGTCTGCATCCAATGCAAGTACTTCTGCAAGCAATGCAGCTACTTCAGCGACTAACGCTGCTAATGCTCAGACTGCTGCTGAGACAGCACGAGATCAAACCTTAACAGCATACGATAACTTTGATGATCGGTACTTAGGAGCAAAGACTTCTGATCCTTCATTAGATAACGATGGCAATGCCTTAGTAGCTGGAGCATTGTACTTCAATAGTTCTTTAGGATCAATGAAGGTATATACTGGCTCTGTGTGGGTTGATGCCTACGCTGCTGGTTCATCTTTCTTAGCTAAAGCAAATAACCTATCTGACTTAACAAATACAGCTACTGCTAGAACAAATCTTGGTTTAGCGATTGGTACTAATGTTCAAGCCTATGACGCACAGCTTGCTGATGTTGCTGGATTAACACCAACCGATAACGGTGTCATAGTTGGTAACGGTACTAACTTTGTTGTTGAGTCTGGCTCTACTCTCAGAACTTCTCTAGGTCTTGCTATTGGTACAGATGTTCAGGCATACGATGCTGATCTAGCCACGATTGCTGGGTTAACTCCTACCAATAACTATGCTATCATTGGTAACGGCACTAGCTGGACTTCTTCTGCGTTACCTGCCTCTGGTGTGACTTCTGTTTCAGGAACTGCTCCTATTTCTTCTAGTGGTGGCTCAACCCCCACAATTAGTATTTCTCAAGCTACTACTTCAACAAACGGATATTTATCCAGTACAGATTGGAACACATTTAATAATAAATCAAATGTTACTAATTTAGATTCTCTATCAGATGTGGTTATTACTTCTGCATCAACAGATCAAATATTAAAATATAATGGAACTAATTGGGTTAATGGTACAGCTAGTGCTGGAGGAATATCTGTAACAGCTTTAATTGTTGCTGGCGGTGGCGGTGGTGGTTCAGGAGGAACTGGCGGTGGCGGTGGAGGTGGTGGACTTACTTCTAGCTCTCTTTCACTTACTTCTGGTCTAGTCTATTACGTTACTGTTGGTGCTGGTGGAACTGGTGGATCATATGGTGGCAGCGTAGTACCAACTATTGGAGGAACATCAAGCATTGTTTCTGATACGCTTAACGCTAGTCGAATAGGTGGCGGTCGTGGAGGATATTGGGACGATATAAACGGAGGAGCTGGAGGCTCTGGTGGTGGTGGTACTGGATTTAGCGGTTTGGGTGGTTCTAAAACAGTTGGACAAGGGAATAATGGAGGTGATGGCACTACTGGCGGTTCAGCCTATGGCTCTGGTGGCGGTGGTGGAGCTGGAGCAGTTGGTGGAACAGGAACAACCAGTGCTGGAGGTGTTGGAGGAATCGGTGCAGTAACTACGTTAATTACCACTGCACAAGCAACATCTGCGTCCGTAGGAGAAGTTGTTAGTTCATCTGTTTACTTTGCTGGTGGTGGCGGTGGTGGTCGTTATTTTGCCGCTGGTGGTCTTGGTGGTGATGGTGGTGGTGGAAACGCAGGACAAAGTAGCGGTGCGTCTGGTCTTGCTGGGACTGCTAATACTGGTGGCGGAGGCGGAGGTAGTTGCTCTAACGGCTCTAACATTCCTGATGGTGGTGCTGGCGGTTCAGGGTGCGTATTACTTTCTATACCAACTAGTTCATATACTGGAACAACAACAGGATCTCCCACAGTAGTTACAAACGGCTCTAATACAGTATTGATTTTTAAATCATCAGGAACTTACACAGCGTAGGAAAAATATGGCACATTTTGCAAAAGTCCTAGACGGAAAAGTAAAACAAGTTATTGTCGCAGAACCTGAGTTTTTTAACACATTTGTTGATTCTTCTCCAGGTCAATGGATACAAACATCCTATAACACTTATGGAAATCAACATAAACTTGGTGGTACTCCACTGCGTGGTAACTATGCTGGTGTTGGCTTTACATACGATTCACAAAACGATGTATTTTATGCACCTCAGCCATACCAATCTTGGACGCTAAATCAAACCACATGGTTGTGGGAATCGCCAACACCATATCCAACAGATGATAAGCGTTATACTTGGAATGAAGAAACACTTTCTTGGATAGAAACTATATGACTGAAGCTGAATTAAAACTCCTAAGCCACGAAGAAGTATGTAAGGTTCGATACGAACAGATACACGCTAGACTAAAGAGACTAGAACAGATTCTCCTCGGTACTGCTGGATTCATTATTGTAACACTCCTAACCTTGGTACTTAAATGAGTAGATCACATTCTGTAGGTAAAGACTTAGTAGCTAATACTAAGACTACTATGTTTACTGTTCCAACTAGGAACATGGCTAAGTGGTTACTACTCTTTGCTACTAATCACAGTGCATCTTCTAAGTGGATCAATGTGTGGTGGTACGACTCTAGTGAGAATGTGGAGATTGAAGTATTATCAGAGTATGCTATTACTGCTAAGAACTTCCTCAGAATAGATGGACAGGCTTATGTATTATTAGACGAAGGTGATGAAATTCGAGTACAGTCTGAGACAGGTTCTACAACAACTTGTATTGTTACTGTAGAGTTAGAGCAACGCAGTACCGTACAACAGTTTAACTAAGGAATAATCATGCCACTCGCTAAAGGTAAGTCACAAAAGACAATCAGTAAGAACATTTCTAAGATGGTCAAAGAAGGTCGTCCTCAGAAGCAAGCAATAGCAATCGCATTACAAACAGCTAAAGTTCCTAAACCCAAGAAGAAAGGTAAGTAATATGCCAATGGTCAAAGAGAAGAAGTTTCCTTATACAACTAAGGGTAAGAAGCAAGCTAAGCAGTACGCTAAGAAGACTGGTGCTAAAGTAGTGTCTAAGCCCATGAAGAAGATGGGAGCTATGCGTGGCTACTAAGCCTGGCTTGTATGCCAATATCGCTGCAAAGCGTCGTCGTATCGCTGCAGGATCAGGCGAGAAGATGCGTAAGGTAGGGGCTAAGGGTGCTCCTACTGCTAAAGCTTTTAAGGAAGCTGCTAAGACAGCTAAGAAGAAATGATTAAGAAGGGTAAAGAAACCTTT